ATTCACTCATATAGACAGTTACAAATACAATATCAATTATGAAAGCCATCATGAGTTGGCTTCACAACAGAGGGATTGTTTCTACAACAGTCTACAAAGTGTCACAGGTACTCCTGAGTCATTGAGTTAAATCCATTAAATGTAATGGAACAAAATGGACGGTAAGACGTTTTAAATCTTATCGACTAATTTGTACCCGATACATTTGTGGTCAACCAATGAATGAGTACGATTTCATATCTCTTAGTAAAGATGGACTACCTAATTCCCTTACAGGGATTGGAAAGAACATCTTCCGTACAGGTGATACTGTAGGGATACGTGTTATTCTAACTATTCTATCTATGGGAAAACTAATTCCCGGAGATGGAATACTAGATACAGCAAGTATTACTAAAGAATGGAATGGAAAGATTCCTCAAGACCTACTTAATTTTGTTATCAATAAAATTAAACCTAGAAAGAATATTGCCTGGTATGAAAGACACTGAAGTACCAAAATGGGTCCTAACGGACACAGAATGGCTTCAAGACTTAAAGACCTTGCAATCCTTCCTAAGGACCTTAAAGACTCAATAATTATTCTTGGTGGGGATATCCTGCGCCTCTATATGGAGACTCAAGAATCCAAACCGAAAATGATTGAAGTGGGTAACAGTGCTCAGGCCATTACCCGTAAGCTTCAAGTCATTAAGGATAAGGAAATGAAGAATCGACCAATCGCGATATTTGACTGGTGGTCCCAAACTGCACTTAAACCGTATCATGATTTTCTCATGAAATGGATCAGTAATCAGTATGGAGATTTCACCGATCAATCTCGTGATTTCGTATCTCACCTTCGAAAGGGATCAGGTCCATATTACTCTCTTGACCTTACAAATAGAACAGATCGATTTCCAATCTCTCTCCAGAGAAAGGTTTTCGCAAAGTTCTTTGGTAAGGCCAAAAGGGAAAGATGGATTAAAATCCTTGTGTCATACCCTTTTGAGATCACTGGTCACCAGGGTTGTTCCTCGTTTGTTTATTACAAAAGAGGGCAACCGATGGGAGCCTACTCAAGTTGGGCTATGTTCACTGCAACACACCATCTAATACTTCAATACGTCAAACGGAAATATCCGGAGACTGTATATGCAGTCCTAGGTGATGATGTTGTCATTCGAGGCACAGAAGCCGCAAACCTATATAAATCTATCATGGCATCCCTTGATGTGTCAATTAGTGACATGAAAACAC